TCCGGGGCTGGGCTCTGATGACATGGATCGACACACCCTGGCCGCAGGACCCGAAGCGGTTGAAGGCCGGGGGCTACGACATCATGCGGTACATCTGCTCCGACTGGAACACCGGCCCCGGCACCTCCATGCCGAACAAGCGCATCTCCCGCCCCGAACTCGATAGCTACATCGCGGCCGGGGTGGATGTAGCCGTGAACTTCGAGGACGCCGCCGACGACTACCTCGGCGGGTACGCCCGCGGCAAACAGAAAGGGCAGAAAGCCGGCACGTGGATGGCAACCGAGTTGGGTTGGCCATCCGGCGGGGTGTGCTGTTCCTCGATCGACGCTGATATCGGCACCAGCTGGGGCGGGTTGGCGCAGGCATATCAGCTCGGGTTCTCTGATGGGTTGAAATCAGCGGGCCCGTACCTGCCCGGTATTTACGGCTCAGCGGTCGCGTTGAACGGCGCGAACCATGACGGTACTGCGGTCGTGTTCTGGTTGACCGCCGCCAAATCCTGGTCGCACGGCGTGGAACCTGATGTGCTGCACATGTGGCAGAACGGGTACTGGCCGCACGGCAGCGACGCTGACTTGAATGTCACCGTGTTGGAGCCCATGGGTTCCTACCTGAAACCCTTGGGAGCAGACATGCCGTTGACTGACGCGGAATGGGCCCGTATGAGCAAACTAGTTGATGATCGGTTGATCAACTATTTCGCGAACGGTGAAGGCAACCCGAAAACCGGCCGCATCGTGCAAGCCTGTAACTCGTCGCTGCGGACCCAGCAAGTGTTGGACGATCTGAACACCATCGTCGACGCGGTCACGAACCCTGGTGAAGTCGTGTTGACCGACGCACAGGTGGCGGCTATTGCGGCGGTGTTGGCGCAGTCCGCCCCGCCGAACTACACCGGCACGGTTGATATTCGACCGGCCCCGCCCGTGACCCCGTGATCAATGACGTGGCCGTGGGTTGCGGTCATCACCGTCCCCTCCGTTGTCGGTGGCCTCATCGGTGTTGCGCTCTGGCTGCACTATCGGCGTCGGCGTGACCACTAAAGCCCCTGTCGAAACCAAGGTTGTTGCCGGCGCTGCCGGCGCGGGCGCGGGCGCGGTCATCTCCCAATTCCTGGTCTGGTTGATGGGTTGTTGGGCGTGGGGCGCCGACTGGGCCGCATCCAAGGCGGTTGATGCGGTCGCAGCAGTGCCCGCCCCGGTTGCCGACCTCGTGCTGCTAACGGTGACCGTGGTGGGTGCATGGTTCGCCGCGTACCGGGCACCGCACACCCACCGACCTGACCTTATTCCAACACCGGAACCTATCGCCCCAAAACCGATTACACTTGATCACGGGCTTGACGTGCTCACTGAGCCGCTACCTGAGGTGTAGCCGCAACATTCCGGGGGCGACGTGGCTGACGACGAGACGACGGTGGTTACACCGGAAGGCGCGCGGATCGGTTGGACCCCGGTCCCCGATCCGACGAAGCTCACGACTGATGCGGTTAATCTGGCGACGACGCAGATGCGTCGCGAGTTGGAGACGCAGCGGGAAATCATCGAAGCCCGCATACTCGCCAGCGAAAACCAGGCCGAACTTCAGTTGGAGGGGTTACGCGCTGTCCGCCCGGAGATTGAGCGGCAGATCAGCCAACTGAAAGAGCTGCACGATGAGAAGTTCGCGGGGATCGAGCAACGATTCCACGACCGTGACGCCCGGGCGCGTGACGTCGCAATAGCAGGCAAGGAAGCGCTGGTTGCCGCCTTCGAAAGCGCCAAGGAACTGAGCGCGCTCGTCGCTGAGCAGTTCAAAAGCGAAATCACCAGCCTCAAACAGGCAGCCGATGAGCGAGCGAAATCGCAGGACATCCAGTTCCAAACCCTGAAGGAACGCATCGACCGGGGTGAAGGCCAAGGGCAAGGCGCGACCGGTCAGCGAGGCGAATCCCGCGCCAACACCGGCAACTACCTCGCCGCCGCTGCGGTCGTAGTCTCGATTCTCGTCGGTGTGGTCGGGATTGTTGTAGCCATCATCGCCACCCGCTAGGACGCACGCCGCAGCGCCGGCGTGGAAACCCGCGAAACCCCTGAAGGAAGCAGGGTCGCTGCGGCGTGCCCCCGAAACCCAAATTATGTCAGGAGTAGACCGTGGCGTTCACCGCGATCATGGCCACCCAGTTCGCAAATCAACTCGCAACGAAGACCATAAATCTGACGTCCGATCCGCTGCGGGTAATCCTCCTGACCTCCGCCACGACCGGTCTCGCTGCGGCGCAGGACACCATGACCACGATGACCTCCGTGAAGGCGGTCACCGGATTCACCGAGCTGGCCACCGCGGTGGGCGGTTCCAACTACACCCAAAACGCCAACTCGCACCTGTCCGGGCAGGCGTTGACATCCGTCACCTGGACCCGGTCAGGGCACGTGTGGACACTCACCTGCGCCAACCCTGTATGGACCACCGCCGGTGCCGCATTCAACCCCGCCTACGCCGTGTTCTTCGACGACATAGGGGGCACTGATGCGACGAACTTCATCATCTGCTGGTGGGACTTCGGTGGCGCCCAGCTAGGCACAGGCGGGAATTACACATTGACCATCGCGGGAACGGGGCTAGTGACAGCGACAAGCTCATGAGACGCACCCCGATCATTCTGCTGTCCGGGCTCACCGCAGCGCTCATCGTCACGGCAGCTGGTATCGCCTACGCGCCGGCATCATCGCCGCAGCATGTTGCGCGTCCCGCACCGACCAGGACTGTGACCACCACGGTCACGGCGACTAGGACGGTTACGCAGACGGTGACAGCTACAGCGACGGTCACCGCACCCGGGCCGACTGTCACCGTCACCGCACCAGGCCCGACCACGACGGTCACGGTCACCGCTACTCCGTCATCGACCCCGACCGACACCGGCACGCCGACGCCTACCCCGACACCGACGCCGACAACGACCGCGCCCGGCACATGGCAGTGCGTCACCTCGAGCCCGTCCGGGAACTGCGGCGCCTACGACTATGCGGGCATCACCAACAGCAACGGCTACAACACCTATGTCGGCAACAACTGCTGGGCCGATCCGCAGTGCCACCAAACCGTCTCCGCGAACAGCCCCGGTGACTGGCAGGTTGTAAGCACCGAACCGGCTGGCAACACATCGGTGAAGACCTATCCGAATGTGCAGCAGCTCACCAACAACTGGCCGTGGGCCGGATCCGGTTGCGGCGGGTCATGCTCGGATGCGCCGATCGCCGGGCTGTCCACGTTGACGAGTAGCTACGCGGAAACGACACCGCGGGGTGGGACGATCGCCCAATTCGCGTGGGACATCTGGCTCAGTAACACCAGCGGATCCAACGAGATCATGGTGTGGGTTGACAACTCCAACCGCGGCAACGGCGGCTCTACTCAGATCGGCACCGCAGCCATCGGCGGGCAAGCGTGGACCTTGTATGAGTACGGCGGCCCGGGTGGGGAGATTATCTGGTCGTTGGGTGCGCCGGGTACGTTCGCGCAGCAACCATCCGGCATCGTGGATCTCCTCGCCCTGCTGCATGATTTGCAAACCCGCGGGATTGTTCCGGCTGGTGCGTCCATCGGACAGATAGATGCTGGGTGGGAAATCTGTTCCACCGGCGGCGGCCCGGAAACGTTCACCGTGTCGAACTACACGGTGACCGCTAACTGATCAGGCCGCCGCTAACTTCGTAAGGGGTGGGGCTGCGTGTCGATCACCGAGGGCACGCAGCCAGTAGCGAAAACCTGGACCGGTGCTTGGACGTCCGGCACCCCGCAGACCACCGCGGCGTTCGTTCCCGAGTCCGGGGCACTGCTGGTCGCGTTGGTTTCCGGTGACACACCCGCGTCCGGCACCATCGGAACCGCCAGCATCACCGACAGCTTGTCCGGCACGTGGACCATGCTGAGACGGCAAAACACGCAAGCCGGTGGCGTCGTCGGCGGCACCGCCGAAGTGTGGATCCGGGACTCCCCGAACACATCCATGACGGTCACAGCGACACAGGCCACCGGCACCGCCGCCAACGGCGGACAGTTGACTGTCCGCACCCTGATTGGTGCACTGGCGACCGCAAGCCAGACCGGCGCGGTCAATGGCATCACCACGAACAGCGCCGCCGTGCAAGTGTCGGTCACCGCCGGCACCGGTAACAAGATTTACGGTGCGGCGCTGAACTGGACCGCCAGCACCGCGATGACCGTGCTCGCGAACACGACAGCGATTACCGCGGTCGTGGATGCCACCAACGGCGACAACTGGGCTGCGTTCAAATCCTCGGGTGACACGGCCGGTACCGCCACCTACGGCTACTCGACATCGACACAGGCTCAGTTCGCTGCGGTTGAGATCCTAGCGTCCGCTGCTGCGGCGGCACCGGTTCCCGATCTGGCTATGGGCCCAAGAACAGGAGCATAAAGTGGCGCGTTTCTCCGCGGCGTTCCGCAGCACCGGCGCGGGCTCAGCCACCCTGCCGCTCGGCAGTATTTGGGCGACCGCCGCTGTGCGTCCCC